ATAAGAGCTTGTATCTTATTACCACCAGAGCCAGATGTTATTTCTTGAATAGGTACTTTACCTGGGTTCATGTCACCTTCTGAAGTGAAAGATCTACCAATAACAGAACCTGTTTGGAAAAACATGTTTAGCGCTTCTTGCGGATTATAATTTGTGCCGTTGCCTAAATCTATTTCAGCCAAGCCATCAGCATCCAAATAAACTCCATCAGGTACCATGCGTGACATTACTTGCTGTAGTTTCAAGTGCGTAAGCTGTATCATATCAGCAAAACCTGTTATACGTTTTACTAAAGATTCTATTTTACCTTTATACATACGAGGTGCTACAATGCTGTAATTCATTTTAACTTTAGTAAAGTTACTTTGAGAACGCATCATATTCTTAGCCATGCTCCACTTAAGTAGTTTGCTAGTTCCTAATACTATCGCGCCTTCGTATAAGCATTCTATAGATTTTTGTAGCTTACCGTAATTTCCTTCTGCGTCTTGTGGCGGGTCAAACGAATCGTCTTTAGGTAATATTTTATCTGCACCAGTTCCAGTTTCTTTTAATTTGTAAACTTCGTTCATGTATGTTTTATAATTGAAATATAATACTTGAACTTTGTTTTCATCATACTCTGGATGTTCACCTTTTCTGTAGTTACCACCTTTATATCTAGAGCCAGACTTAGTAATCTCTTCTAAATCTTCTTGAGTTAAGTGTGGAAACTGTTTTGCTAGCTCGTTAACTGGTATAGTTTTTACTTCACCAACATAATATATATCGTCAAAATAAGGTGACTCAGTATAAGAATATACTAAGTCTGCTGGATCAACATACTCTATAACAACACCTTCAGACGTGTTAAAGTCTGTTTTTACAGCGCCAATACCTAAAACTGTTAAGTCGTAATAAAATTGTTTTTTAATTAGATCGTAATTATTACCTTCCATCAAAACGTTTATAGCTTGCTCTTCAGCTAGCTCTACAGCTTGCTTGTAAGTCAGCTGCATGTGAAGATCTAATTCTTCTTGAGTTTCAGGTAATGTAGACGGATCATTTTGATATAAGTTTATGCCAAACTCTTCTTGAGCAAAATCATTCATTTCTCTAGACATCATATCACCAAGTATACTATCCATATACTTAGTTCTTTTTGCCATACCGTACGGATCTTGAGAATATGCTTTTATATCGTAACCTCTTTCCGCTATACCATTAACTACTATATCTACAAACTTAGGTATAATAGGCACTGGTGTCCAGTCTAAATTTAGATAAGATAAATCACCGTTGATAGATAATTCATCTTTATATTTTTGTATTGATTGCTCCCCTCTAGCGTAGAGCCTTAATTTGTGAAAGTCATTTCTTATAGTGTTATATCTAGTAGTTCTTTTGTCATTATAAAACCACTCTTGCTCAATAGCCTTCGCTACTTTTAAACCATATTCATAACTTATCTTTTCGGCGTCGCTAACGACTTGACTTGGAAAATAATTGTTTACAACAGACTCTGCCATATTTTTATTTTATTAATTTTGATACACCACCAGTGTTAGTATATCTAGCTATATTTATGTTTAACTTAGGTTTTTTTATTTCTGCATGAGGTCTGTATAAATGTCTATTACAAGCCATAATCGCTAAGCCCGAGCTTATAGCAGCATCAAACTTAGTTCTTTTGTTTATATCAAATTTACTCCACTCATTTAAAGTTTTATTAAAATATATATTACCATAAGATCCGTCACCTAAATGACCAACGTGATCTTGTATGTACATCTCAATAGCTGCGGCATGTGCTTGTTTTATATCTTCACTTGAGTTAGGTATACCACCTACCTCTTTCTCTGCAACAGATAATTTGTTCCAAACTTTGTCAGGTCTGTTCATACTAAAACCTCTATATCCTCTACGTTTAAGATAATAAAGTAATCTTGGTTTATTGTTTTCAGCGAGTAATGGCATGCCGTAAAACACTAGAGCCATTAACACATCTTCAAAAAACATCTCAGCGGTCTGTGGTCTAGCTATATATTCTAAGAAAAAATGGTTAGGCGGCGCATCTTCCATGCTAAACTTAGTTAATCCATGCAAAGCTCCTTTAGATCCTTTACCGTCAACAGTACCACTAATATCGTAGCTGTCGCAGCCGAAAGCACCTATGTGCTCATTGCCTGGATACCTTATTCCATTTTTTATTATAACTTTATTCTGCAAATGACTTGGCGGCACCCAACTTATGTTGAATCTACCTCCAGGGTCTGGCAGAAAAACAACTTCAGTGTCTTTAACTCCGCCGACCCACTGAAAATTACCAGTAGTTACAGCAGATGAGTTTCTTACACCTTCGTTGTAATCTATTTGTTCGTATATCTTAACTAGGTTAAATATACTATTTTTCGTTTCATCTCTAAACGCATGCTCTTCAGTTCTTGGAAACTGTCGATAAAACTCGTTTAACGCGTCTTGATCATCTTTTAATCCGTCAGCTTCATTTTCCCAGTGATCAATAACACCTATATCTATTAATTCACCGTCGGGTCCATAACGCTCTCGTGTTGGGGTATCGAAAACTGGTCGTCCAAACTCATCAATAAATCCTTCATAGTTCCATTCCATTGGGATAAACAAAGAATATAAACCAGAGCGTGTTTGACCATTTCTATTTCTTTTTGTGACATCACTGTCGTTATACAACTTCTTAAAATTATCTCCACCTTTATCAAGAGCATTGCTCGTTGATCCCATCATACACTTACCTATAATTCTGCTACCTAACCTTAAACAAGTTTTAGTAACTCGCCAGTTGTTTAAAATATTGTCAGGTCTTTCCCACTTACCACTTTCGTCGTGGACTAACAGATTAAGCTTTTCACCATCATAACTGTTGTCACCTGTATTTTTCCAATCAATAGTAGTGTCAAGTCCAGCCAACTCTTCCTGCTTTTCGTTCGCCGTAATTTTTCTACGCGTAAACTTACTTGCAGGAACACGATAAGCAAGTTCACTTTTAGGTCTGTCCATACCGTCTTGTATCGGTTTGAAAAAGAACGGATAGTTAATTGAGATAGGAACGACCTTATCTGTAAACATTTTTTTAGCATCAGCACCACTTTTAGATAGTATCCCATATCTACTATCACTCGATATTGTAGCTAAGTTAACGGTTTCAGCAGAGCTCATAAAAGAAAAACCACTACGTCTGTTTTTTAAATAACACATACCATAGCAGCGTTTGTCAGCTTTGCAAGCTTCCCAAAATATAAAGAACAACCTGTTAGCCTCTCTAAAATCTGGAGCACCAACGTCAATTTTACTCCACTGTAAGTACATATAATGACTACCTGTTATATAGGTTGGTTTGCCATTATTCATAAACCAATAACCGTAATCTCTACGTTTAAACTCTTCGTCTATGAAGTCGTACCATTGGTCTTTACTTTCTTCTGGATAATTCCTCCAGTCAAATATATTTTTAAGTTTACTTAATTCTTTTGGATATTCTATTTTTTGCCATTTGTCTTGCAATGGCAATTCTTTTGGTTTAAGCGGCAAGCCAATTCGCAAACCTTGAATCTCCAGTATTTGTCCAATTTTACCAGTCTTTGATATAACGACAATATCATTTTCTTTATTGTATCCATATTCCCATTTGTTTTTTTTATTAAGCCGACTTATTGTTGTCTTCTTAATAGGTTCAACTACTTTATATAATGTCTGTTCGTAACTCATTTCGATCTGCCTTCCGCGAAGCCCTTAAATACTCTTTCTTTTTTCTCTTCTTGTGTCTTTCCTTCCAGAATATTTTCTTCTTCTTGTATACGGTTGAGGATTTCAAATGCATCAAATATAGCTAACTTTTTAGTAGCTGCAGCATTCTTCAGTCTATCGGCAGAAACATCATCTTCTGTATTAGTAATGATTTTTTCTTTAGCTACGTTTATTAGCTCCTCAACTGCTCTGTGCCCAGCTTGGATTATACGCTTCTTCGTTTCCTTGATACTCATATTTGATTGTAATAAATTTAGAATAAACTCTATAAAGCCTTTGCCCGTCGACTACAAACTCGTATTTTGAAAACGGCTCATATCCTACCACATCTTCAACGTTAAAGCTTCCGTCTGTATATTTAACAATACCTTTAGTTTCGTGCTCTATATCTGTGTCAAACTTGCTTTCAGCTTTTATCGGCTGAATAAAACAAAAACCTTTTAATGGCTTCCAACTTTCACCCACTTTACGTAGAAAAATTTGATCTTCACCAACTATGTATTTATTATCTTTAAAATAGCTTTTACTGTTCTTTTCTCTACCTTTAACATCGTGCCATCTACGAAAAACATTATGGTGAACTAAAACTGTATCACCTTCAACTATGTCTGTGTTGTTAACTCTAGGAGTGCTAACTACTACAGCTTCTCTGTTTACGTATTGATGATTAAATATTTCTGTATTAACTATAAGCTTTTTATCACCTACGTCAATAGAGTTGTTATATCTTCCACCTTTAGGCTCTATTAAAAAACTATAAACACTATTCATTAGTACTGTAAGTCATATTCTACAGATACAGCCATATTTTTGTTAAAGTCTTTCCAAGGTAAAACATCTTTGTTTTTCCTAATGTAAATGGAAAACTTATCTTTTTCTTCTATAATATCGCAAATAGTATGACCGCCATACACTTCTTGCCCAACGGCATAGTGCATAGCGTCATTCTTATAATCTTTGCCGATACTAATCTTTCTTATCAGCTTCGACATCTTCTTTGTAATTTATAGTACCGTCTTGAATATTAATATCAAAAGTACCGTATTCTTTTTCAAACTCACCTTGCATAAGTGTTAATTGATCTTGTATATTCATAATGTTGTGTAGTAAACCGTGTTTACGAGTTTCTACCATACCAAGATCTAGCTGAGCTCTATTTATCGAGTTTACAATATCTTGCACTTTTTTTAATTGCTCATCTGTAATTTTCTCAGGCTTAGGAGTTAAGTCGATAACTTCTTCTTTCTTTTTTGTTTTTGTTGCCATAATATAATATAAATTAAGTTAGTTAGTATTTATTATTTACAAGCTCTAATCGTGCGCACCAAGTTGCTTTGAATTTCCAAAGCATAGTACGTTGAACCACATAAAATCTTGTACATACCGTCTGTTAGTAAAAACCTATCGTTTGCTCGAGGTCTTGAGTATACTTTACTATTTGTTGTAGGACAATCTGCGCCCGCATTATTGTGATAATATGTTAGGTTTAATTGTGAATTAGATATACCGCAAGCTGCTGCACCACTCACTGCTCCTTGATTTGCGCTACCCGTTATTGCTGTGTAACCTTTAGCTAAAACAACCTCTTTACGTCTCTTGACTATAACAGGTTTGTTTTTACCTCTAGACTGCGCTTGTGTATTTGCGTTACCTAACGCCATTAAAATCCGAAATAAGCGATTATACCCCCATCAGTGTCTGCAGCGTTTAAGCTAACCACAGTCCATCTTCCATATATAGTCATACCAGCTGGAAACTCTATGCTAGTGTCTACGGCTTCACTGTTTCCGCCAGTGTTACCGTTTGTAATACCAAAATATACATTATTACTTTCAGTGCCACTATATACTACGGAGTTGCTAGTGTCACAAGTTAACTTATCAAAAGTAGTAGCGCCAAGCATAGTTATAGCTACTATCACCATGCCATCTGGTGGGGTTAAATCTTCGCCAGCGTCGTTGTGCATGTGAGCACTACCTAACTGGCCGAAGTTATAAGCTGTTGCTGTTGAGTTCATTCCCATTTTATTTTTCTTTTAGTTGTTCGTTTTTCTTTGAGCTTCCACCGAAGAAGAAGTCTATTATTGTATTTACTTTAGCACTCATAGCGCCAAATATTGTTGATATAAAGCTAATTTCAAACTCACCTAAGTCTAGTGACTTTGTAACGAAATAATTAAACATCACAAAAGTAATGCCAAAATAAGCTATAGTAAATAACGTTGCTAGAACTTTTTGAATAATAGCATCGTCCTTATACATATCTCTTGCAGACTTGCGATCTTCGACCTCTTTTGCAAACGCTTCACGCTCTGCATCAAGAAGTAGCTTTTTAAGAGCAAGCTTAGCTTCATCGCGCTCCTTGTCTGTAGTAATAACTTTGTCAAGTATGCCTTCTGCATTATCTACTATCTTACCGAATAATCCTCCGACTAAATTGTTTATCATAATATCTATATTACAGGCTCAATGCCATTGTTAGCGTCATCTTCCCAAGGAAAACCACCATCTCCAGCTTGTTTAGCTACTCCGTCAACGATAATCATATCTTTACCGTTTATAGTAGTTCTAGGATAAGTAACGCCATTGTATCGTACAAAATCATCTCCATACGCCAACTTACCTACTCGCATATCTGTAGCGTGTCGCATTTCATGATTAACCACTTGTCTTTCAATATCGCTACCAGGCTCTATAGTATTGCTTATATATATACTACCATCCATATTAGCTTCGCCTAAAACGCC